ATGAGATCCGTCCACGAGGTATTGGTATTACTAATCTTGCTTACTGGCATGCCAAGCGTAGTCTTAAGTACGGAGAGAAAGATGCCTAACACGAAGTTAAATCTTGGATGGAACATCAATCATACTACCTAACTGAAGCCAGTGTAGAATTAGCTAAGGAGCGTGGTAAATGTCTAGGCAGTGATCAAACACGCTATGGGCAAGGAACCTTCCCCTGGGAATTACGTGCTAATGGCGTAAATGAACTAGCGGACTTTACTCCTGAATTAGATTGGGAAACTCTACGTACACAAATGAAAGAACACGGAGTTCGTAATGCTACACAAATGGCCGTTGCTCCCGTTGAAAGTAGTAGTGTTGTTATTAATAGCACTAATGGTATTGAAATGCCTATGTCGCTTATTTCAGTTAAGGAAAGCAAAGCAGGTTCCTTTGTACAAGTTGTCCCCGAGTATCATAAACTCAAGAACAAGTATCAACTTATGTGGGAACAAACTGATTGCGAATCATATATTAAAACTGCCGCAGTTATTGCAGCCTATACTGATCAATCAATTAGCACTAACACTTTTTACAATCCGGCACACTTTGCAGATCGTAAAGTACCAACTACATTGATTGCTAAGAATCTAATGCAGGCACATGTATGGGGAATCAAAACATTTTATTACAGCCTTATTAATAAAGCTGGTAGTAAAGCCAATGAAGATCTAGTGCAGACTATTGCACAGAATTATGTAGAACAAGAATTAGAAGATGATTGCGAGGCATGTAAACTATGAGTCAAGCTCAGTATAACTTAAACACAAAGACAGACTATCTAAGCCGTAAGATGTTTTTGGATCCAGAAGGTCCAGTAACTATTCAACGCTTTGAAGAAGTAAAATATAAAAAGATTGCAGACTTTGATCAAACTGCACAAGGCTTTTTTTGGAGGCCAGAAGAAGTCAGCCTAACTAAAGATGCCAACGACTTTAAAGAAGCCAGTGATGCGGTTAAGCATATATTCACTAGCAACTTGTTACGTCAAACAGCTTTGGATAGCTTACAAGGCCGTGGGCCAGCACAAGTGTTTACCCCGTGCGTATCACTACCTGAGTTAGAAGCCTTAATGTATAATTGGAGCTTCTTTGAAACAAATATTCACAGCCGCTCATACAGTCATATCATTCGCAATATCTATAATGTACCAAAGGATGTGTTTAACACGATCCATGACACCAAAGAAATTGTTGACATGGCAAGTTCAGTTGGCAAGTACTACGATCAGTTGCATCGTTTGAATTGCCGCAAAGAATTAAACGATAATGGTATAGCAGTAAGTGAAGAAGAACATATCAAAGCTATTTGGTTAGCTCTCAATGCGTCATATGCGTTAGAAGCGTTCCGCTTTATGGTTAGCTTTGCTACAAGTTTAGCCATGGTTGAGAATAAGATCTTTATTGGCAACGGTAACATCATTAGCCTAATCCTACAAGATGAATTGTTACACAAAGGATGGACAGCCTATTTGATTAATCAAGTAGTTAAAGAGGATGCTCGTTTTGCCAAAGCCAGAGAAGAGTGTGCTGAAGAAGTCTATCAGCTATATATAGATGTGATTCGTGAAGAGAAAGAGTGGGCCAAATTCTTATTTAAGAAAGGTCCAGTGATTGGATTGAACGCAAACATCTTAATTGATTTTGTAGACTATACAGCAGTAGATGCTCTTAAGGCAATTGGTGTTAAGTATCTAAATCCGGCTCCTAAGTCAACGCCTATACCTTGGTTCAACAAACATAGTGATACTAGTAAGAAGCAAACAGCCTTACAAGAAAATGAATCAACTAACTATGTTATTGGAGTAATGAGTGAAGGCATTGACTACGACGAATTGCCGTCAATGTAAAGGATAATAAATGAAAGCAGTAGTATGGAGTAAAAATAATTGTCCATATTGCGATCAGGCAAAAGCATTACTGTCAGCAAGAGGTATTGAATTTGAAGAACGCAAAATTGGCAGTGGATTTTCTAAAGAAGATCTATTAGAGGCAGTACCAGGTGCAAGAACAGTTCCGCAAATCTTTTTAGGTGAAGAACTAGTTGGCGGATTTACAGAACTAAAACAAAGGTTATCAAATGCTAATTGACAAAGGTGTAAGTGTAGGTGAAGTTATCACATTAAAATTGACCAGTGGCGAAGAAATTGTTGCCAAACTAGCCGAAGAGACAACAACATATTACAAGTTAAGTCGTCCAATGGTTATCGGCATGGGTCAGCAAGGACCTGGATTAATGCCCTATTTGTTTACAGTTAATCCAGATAAAGAAGTAAAATTACTCAAACAAACTATTACTGTAGCAGAAGCAACAGACGATGCGTTTGCTAAACAATTTCTAGAATCAACATCTGGAATTAAATTAGTCTAATGCATAAATTTGTCATTATGGTTAACGGAGAGCTAGTAACCTATCATAGGTACGAAGATATCCCTGACCATTTTGATCATGTAATAGAATTTATACCTGAAATTCCAGACGGTCCACATACAGAGGATCAACACGACGAAATTGAACAATGGAATAGCAGACTTCAGCAGTTAATTCAAAAAGAAAATAGCTATAAAGAGGGTTAATTATGCCAGCAGTAACTAGAATCGGAGATGCAGATGTTGCCCATTGTTCGGGCATGGTAAGAGCCGTAGGTTCTGGGAATGTCTTTGCTAACAATATACCGATCAGTAGACAGAGCGATGTAAACACTACACATCTATTACCCGGAAGTCCCTGTCCTGCTCATGCTGCACCAATTGCTGCCGGCAGCGGGACTGTGTTTGTAAACAATTTGGGTTGCGGAAGAATTGGAGATGCGCTGTCTGGGTGTACATCAGTAGCAGCAGGTAGCCCAAATGTCTTTGCTGGCGGTTAACCAAATCATTTGACATTTATTTTAGAATGTCATATATTACAACATAAGTACTCTGTACTATAAAAAGGAAATTACAATGACAACATTAAACAAATACTCAGAATTTACCAAAATTGTAGAAGCAATGGAATCAGACTTTGAAAAATTCTACGACAAAGAAGTCGGTGCAGCAGGTACTCGAGTGCGTAAACATTTACAAGAATTAGCAAAACTTTGTAAAGATACCCGTAATGATGTAACCGCAGTTAAGAACGCTCGTAAAGAAGTAAAATAATTAATCTTTTAGGAGGTGTTATGAAAAAGCTGTTAGCCATTATATTGTTATCAACATTTGGTGCAGCAAGTCCTGCCTGGGCCTGGGGAGACTTTGAGCGTGGCATTGCTACTGGCATTGGCGGAATTTGGTTATATAATCGTTTAACACAGCCTCCTGTGATAGTTCAGCAGCCACAACCTAACTATACTGTCTTGCCTAGTCCTAATCCCACAGTCTATGCCAACCCAGGGTATCAACCTAGACCCTACTACTGCCGCACAGTGCCTGTTCAGGACACACTAGGCAGAACCGTAGCATATCAACAAGTCTGCGATTAATTGGTTAACATCTAAATCAAAACATTTGACCTTAATCAACATAGCATGTACAATTAGTGCTTTGTTGATTAATGGAATTACTATGTCAATGCATCTACATCACCCAAGTTTAACCACAACAGGTAAACGTAAAGGCAAGCAAAAATTTGCTTCGGCAGAACACAAACGTAAGGCAGAACAATTGGACAAAGAATGGAAAGAACTCCAAAAACGTTGGGGTGTCGAACAAGATGAAAAGAAACGTAGTCGAGCATTAAAGGCTCCGATACTTAGCTATTCATTATCAATACCAGAAGGCCGTAGTACGGCTCATATCAAAAGCCTAGACAGTGGGATGGGAGTCGCTACCCTTAAACCTGCTAAACAATACACAGGCACCAAGGTCCTTGGCATTGCAACCATGCATAAAAGTAATGCAGTGCCAGTCTTTTCAGACGAAGAGGCAGTGGATATTTCTAAGATGAGAAGATAAATATTGACTTTTCATTATAATAGTTGTTAACCATGAGTCAAAGGTGATAACTATATATTGTACCTCATAGGTTTGGGGTACCAAGCAGTAGGCTTTTAACGCACAGGAGATGTATCAGAGCCATTAACATGACGGAACTAGCGATTCCTGATCCAGCGTAAAGGAGAAAGAAAATGATACGCATCATAAAAGTAACATTATTTGCCGTTGTAGCTATATTTGCAATTTGGGTTGGCACAAAGGCAGTTAATTATAAATTAACAAATCTTAAAGAGGCTCGCATGTCAGTGAGCCCAATTACAACACAGATACGTCAGGCACAACTAGATTGTCTAGCACGTAATATCTATCACGAAGCAGGCTATGAGCCCTTCGAAGGTAAGGTAGCAGTAGCACAAGTAACTTTAAACAGAGCTGCTAGCGGTGCTTTCCCTAGCGATGTTTGCAAAGTAGTATACCAAAAGAATATTGTATATGAAAAAGTGCTTTGCCAATTTAGTTGGTACTGCAATCAAGCGTCTTTAAAGAGGCCACTAAACGGTCCCGCATACTATGAAAGTATGGAGGTTGCTAAAAAAGTTTTGCTAGAAGGATTTAGATTACCTTCGGTTAAGGAGGCGTTATACTATCACGCCGATTATGTAAACCCAAATTGGGGCAAACAACCAATAGCAAAAATTGGACGACATATTTTTTACAAGTAAGGAAATTTCATGACCCTAGTACAGACAATCAAAGCTAAATTATCAAACATATTCGATTATGAAAAAATGTCGGAGAATTTAACAGAACAGCTCAAACATCTTTCAGCAGAAACTATTGGTTGGTTAGCGGCTATTTTAATTCATTTGGCTACTATTCCAACACTGGTAGCCGTATTAACTGGTTTAACCGAAAAAATGCCTCCCGTGGACTTGGTACTTTTTGGTTGGGTAGGATTGTTCCTATTATTTGTTAAAGCAACCATTCAAAAGGATTTACTAAACATAGTAACAATTGGATTTGGTTTCTTTGTCCAGGCTGCAATTATGGCTTTGATTATATTTAAATAACCAAAACCG